GATTTTGACCCAACAAGTACAATTACATTAACTGAAAAAATCCTACAACCAGAATCATTTCAAGTTAACTTACAACTTTGTAAAACTGACTTTAGATCGGATTGGGATGCTATTCAAATGGGTTATTCAGCATTCGATGTTTTGCCAAAATCATTTGCAGATTTTTTAATCGCGCACGCTGCGGAAAAAGTTGCTGCGGGTATTGAAACTTCAATTTGGCAAGGTGTTGATGCTAATGCGGGTCAGTTCGCGGGAATTATGACACAATTAGATGTTGATGCAGCTTTACCAGCAGGTCAAAAAATTGCGGGTACAACAGTAGATGCTACAAACGTAATCGCTCAATTAGGTTTAATAATTGATGCTTTACCAGCGGCTTTGTACGGTAAAGAGGATTTAACTTTGTATGTTTCAAACAACATTTATAGAGCGTATGTTCGTGCGTTGGGTGGCTTTGCTGCGGGTGGAGTTGGAGCAAACGGTTACGATAATAAAGGAACAAACCAAGTTTTGAACAATATTTATTTTGACGGTGTAAAAATCTTTTTAGCTGATGGACTTGCAAATAATACGGCGTTATTAGCGCAAACTTCCAACTTATATTTTGGTACTGGTTTATTGAATGATAATTCTATGAATGAAGTTCGTATTATAGATATGTCAGAAAATGACGGTTCGCAAAATGTACGTGTAATAATGAGATTTACGGCAGATGTCAAATACGGTTTTGCTTCGGATGTTGTTTCTTATGGAATTTAATTTTTAAAAAATAATAATATGAGTTGCGATATATCCGACGGAAGACTGGAAGCGTGCAAAGACGCGATTTCAGGGTTATTAAATATTTATTTTATTAATTACGGCGATTTACCGATGCCGACCACGTCAAACCCAACCTATGACGCCGTAAATACGGACGTTATTGAAGCATGGGTACCAGACGCACAACTTTCTTTGTATAAATTTGAATTGAAAGGAGCAAACGGATTTGAACAAACTATCCAAACGTCGCGTGATAATGGTACTACTTTCTTTGAGCAAGTATTAACAATACAATTAAAGAAACAAGACGCTATAACGCATAAAAACGTTAAATTGTTAGCTTATGGACGTCCACGAATTGTGGTTGAAACAAGAGATCACCAATACTTTTTAGCGGGATTAGACCAAGGATGCGATGTTACTACCGGCACTGTTTCAAGTGGCACTGCGATGGGTGATTTTAACGGTTATAATTTGACATTTACTGCGATGGAAAAATTACCAGCTAACTTCTTAGAATGTACAACCGAAGAGGAATTAAAAATATTGTTTAACGACACTGCAAACAATGCACTAGTTGTTTCTTAAAACAATATTACTTTATAAATTACCCTCACTTTATAGTGGGGGTTTTTTATTTGGATCAAAATTGAACTTTTTTAGTTATATATATATGATTGTTTTAACTACTACTACAACGCCACAAACATTTAACTTTATTCCACGAAGTTCAAATTTTGATTTAGTTCAAATTACAGATGAATTAACAAATAAAACAGTAGTAATTGACACGTACACTTTTACGGAGGGCGATTATTACAGTACGTTGCAATCTACATTTAATTTAGTAGAAAATCGTTTTTATATTTTAACAATTAAAGACGGAAATCAAACAGTTTACAAAGATAAAATATTTTGTACTAATCAAAATTTAGTAACATTTTCCGTAAATAACGGTCAGTATGTTTCAAACAGTACATCAAATGAATTTATAGTTTATGAATAATATACACGTTTTAAATTTAAGTTCCTATACAACGCCCGTAATTCAGGAATCAAATCGGGAAAATTGGGTGGAATTTGGAATTGACAATAATTATTATAATTTTTTAATAGATAGATACACGAATTCAACAACGAACAACGCGATAATAAACAATATTAGTAGATTAGTTTACGGACGTGGATTAAGTGCGTTAGACGCAAGCAAAAAGCCAAATGAGTACGCTCAAATGATGGTGTTGTTTAATCCTGATTGCGTTCGTAAAATTGTTTTAGATCGCAAAATGTTAGGTCAGTTTGCTATTCAAGTTCATTATTCGGCGGATCATAAAAAGATTTTAAAAGTTTATCATATACCCGTTAATTTATTACGTGCTGAAAAATGCAATAAAGATGGAGAAATTGAAGCTTATTATTATTCTGATAATTGGTTAGATTTAAAAAAATATCCACCTACAAGAATTCCAGCGTTTGGTTTTTCAAATGACAAAATAGAAATATTATTTTGCAGGCCTTATAGCGTTGGAATGAAATATTACTCCTATCCAGATTATCAAGGTTCTATTCCATACGCTTTGTTAGAGGAAGAGGTGGCAGATTATTTAATTAACGAAGTTCAAAACGGTTTTTCTGGAACTAAAGTTGTAAATTTTAATAACGGTTTACCGAGCGAAGAGCAGCAAGAAATTATTACTTCAAAAGTTTTAAATAAATTAACGGGTTCGCGTGGGCAAAAAGTAATCGTTGCATTTAATCAAAATGCAGAAAGTAAAACAACGGTTGATGATATTCCATTAAACGATGCGCCGGATCATTACACGTATTTAAGCGAAGAATGTTTACGAAAAATAATGTTAGGACACAATGTAACAAGTCCTTTGTTATTTGGAATAGCAACAACAAGCGGATTTAGTTCAAATGCAGATGAATTAAAAAATTCAACAATACTTTTCGACAATATGGTTATACGTCCATTTCAGCAAGAAATAATTGAATGCTTTGATAAAGTTTTAGCGTTTAACGGAATTGCGTTAAAGTTATTTTTTAGAACATTACAACCGTTGGAATTCGTGGATTTAGAAAACGCGATAACTGAGGAACAAGTAATTGAAGAAACAGGAACGGAACTAAAAAAAATAAATACTGATTTAGAAGAAATTTTAGCCGAAGTTGATTCAAACCAATTAGGCGAAAACTGGATTTTAGTAGACGAACGCGAAGATTCAGAAAACGACGAAGATTTAGACTTACAATTAATTAAAGCTGAAACCGATTTAGAGCCTAAAACAACGCTTTTAAGCCGCTTTATTAACTTAGTACAAACAGGAAGCCCACAACCGAAATTAAAGAGCGTACAGGACAAAAAAGTAGGTGATTTAAAATATTTCAAAGTACGGTATAAATACACGGGAAATAAAAACCCAGAAAGAGATTTTTGCAAAGCTATGATGTTAAACGAAGATCGTTTATTCAGAAAAGAAGATATTGACGCAATGAGTAAAAAAGCCGTCAATCCTGGTTGGGGTGAATTCGGCGCGAATACCTACGATATTTTTAAATTCAAAGGTGGTGCGCGATGCCACCACAAATGGTCAAGGGTTACTTTTATGTTAGATTTAAACGCTATTGAAAAAGGTTACGAAGAAATCGCAACGCGTAAAGCTGAAATAAAAGGTTACAAAGTTACAAATCCTTATGAAGTTTCTTTTTATCCTAACCAATTACCGTTAAAAGGATTTAGCCCAAACAACCCAAACACGGGTGGTCGTATGTTAAAAGAAAATCAAGAATAAAATGGCTGAAGCATTATTAATAACACGAAACGACGTTGTTAAATTTACAGCGTTAAACGGTAATGTAGATACCGATAATTTTATTCAATGGGTAAAAATTGCTCAAGATATTGATATACAAAGAGTTTTAGGAACGCAACTACTTCAGAAATTACAAGCTGAAATCATTTTAGCAAATTCAGGAATACCAACAGCGATTTCAATAACAAACGCGGGAACAGGTTACACAACGGCAACGGGTATAACAACAACGGCAGCGGGAACGGGAACGGGTTTAACGGTAGATATTACCGCGAGTGGTGGATTAATTACCGTTGCTAATATTGACGACGCAGGAACGGGTTATGCAGCGGGAGACACGGCAATAATTGACGGCGGAAACGACGATGCGGAAATTACAATAGATTCAGTTTATACAATACCAACAGATTACAATAATTTATTAGTTGCGTATGTAAAACCGATGTTAATTCATTTTGCAATGTCGCAATTTTTACCATTTGCAGCGTACACAATAGCAAACAAAGGAGTTTATAAACACAATTCCGAAAATTCGACTAACGTAGAAAAAAACGAAATAGATTATTTAGTACAAAAAGAATTAATGATTGCTCAAAATTATACGGAAAGGTTTATTGATTATATTAGTTTCAATAACGATTTATTTCCAGAATATAATACCAATTCAAACGGAGATATGTTTCCAAGTACACAAAACAATTATACAGGATGGTTCATTTAAAAAAATTTTACACGCCCAAGGCTGAAAACGTAAAAAAGTTAAAAGCATATTTAGTTAAATTAAATAAGGAAAAAAATGCCAAATAGTAACGGTTGGGGAGATGGAGCCGCAAATAATTCTATAAGCTGGGGGCAAGGTGCAAGCAACGCGGTCGGGTGGGGTGATTCACACGGTAAAAGTTATGCAGGTTTAACTAATATTGTTGGAATTACAACGGATGCAGATGCACAAGCTTTTATAACGGCTTCAGGTATAACAAACGAAACAGAAAAAACCGCAATCAATACTTTGGTAGTTGATTTAAAAGCATATTCGATTTGGAGTAAATTAAACGCAATTTATCCAATGGTAGGGGGAACGGCTGCGACGCATAAATTCAATTTGAAAGACCCAAGGGATTTAGACGCGGCGTATAGATTAGTATTTAACGGCGGTTGGACGCATTCAAGTAATGGAGCTTTGCCTAATGGAACAAATGCCTTTGCGGATACTAAATTGAATCCATCTACGGTACTATCCAACAATATAAATATAGGTTATTATTCAAGGACAAACGTAAATGCTTTATCAATTGCATGCGACATAGGTTCGACTTCAGGTCCATCTGGGCCCGATTATTTAATGTTATTTTCAAGAGTAAACAATGTTACATGGTATTCCGTAATTGAAAGCGGTACTTACACCCAAGCAGCAGACACAAATTCAGCAGCATTTTATATAGCTAAAAGGGAAGGAACTACTGTAAAAGGATTTAAAAACGGTTCTAATGTAATAACAAGGACTGCAGTAACTATTCAACCAAGACCAAACGGTTCTATTTATTTAGGTGCATGTAACTGGCATGGACTTGCAACGGCTGGATGGTATAGTTCAAGACAATGCGCCTTATCTTTTATAGGTGAAAATTTAAGCGATACTGAAGCAACTAATTTATATACAACAGTTCAAACGTTTCAAACAACCTTAGGCCGTCAAATATGAAATTAAGCGATTTAAAAGACAATAAATATAACTTTGTAGGTTTACTTAGTTTATTACAAA